ATCTGGTTTTTTAAGCGTAACAAGCTGTGGGATATTTGTGACGAGGGCGTAAACGATGACACAATCAAACGCCTGACTAAGCGCATCAACGGTGGGTACAACGGTCTAAAGCATCGAGAGAAAGAAACTAAAAAAATCTACGAGTGGTTAAAATAGAGGAGCTGACTATGAAAAAGAAACCAAAGCCTAAAAAAACAATCATGTCAGGGTACGGTAAGGGTGGGTACTGATGGCAGCTGGTAAACCTCACTATCTGCCTAATGGCAAACTGTACAAAGGCGCTACTCACAAAATGCCTGACGGTACACTGCACACTGGAGCCAAGCATTCTAAAAGCAGTCAGGTGCTTACTCACAGTAAACCTAAGAAAAAAAATATTATGTCAAACTACGGAAAGAAAAAGTAATGCCGGGAATGAAAATGACTAAAAAGCTTTCGCCAAAGCAAATGAAGATAGCATCAGCTGCTGCACCTAAAGATCAAATAACTGGTGCTGATTTCGCAGAACTAAAGAAGCAGAAACCAAAGAAGAAAAACATAATGACAAATTACGGAAGGAGCGCATAATGCCACACGGAAAGAAGCACGGCCTTTATGAGAATATCAGGTTGAAAAGAGCTAGAATAGCTGGGGGTTCTAAAGAAAAAATGAGGAAGCCAGGTAGCCCTGGAGCTCCGACTGCAAAGAACTTTAGAGAAGCTGCTAAGACTGCGAAAAAGAAATGAGCGCACCACCAGAAAAATCTGGCAACTCTGGTAGGCGAGCTGCCTTTCTCCAGCGCATGGGTAAAATGAAAGGCGCTGAAAAAAAAGATGGCAAGCCAACACCATTGTTGATGGCGCTACGCGATTGGGGCGCCAGCTCGAAGGCTGATGCTGTTCGCAAAGGCAAACGGATCTCACGCATCAACGCAAACAAAAAGAAATGATTAAGTACTGGACAATCTTGTGGCTGACTTACGGCATCCAAGACAACGCATACCAACACATCATTATGTTTGAAAGTTACGATGATTGTGTGGCTGTTACGCAGACAGATTTGCGTGACGTTATGCAAGAACAATACGGTGTAATTATGATGCGGTGTGAGCAAACACATCGAGTGTCTAAGATGCCTAAACCAAAGCCTAGACCAGAGCTTGATTTTGATTCGTAATTTGGCACACGGTGTGCCAGAAGTGTGCCAAACATAGGATGCTAATAGGTGCTTGTGAGTGCCCAAAGTGCATACAAATAAGCACTATATGTACTATACATACCACTTTTATCAGGTTCGAGCCCCGTCAACCGCGCCACCTATTTCCTATATAAATCAATAACTTAACCCCTCTTGGGGGTGTCCGTGTGCCAAGCTGTGTGCCAAAAAGGTCAGAGGGGGTCGCGGGTTTTCTTGCAATTTCAACATAAAATGATTATCTTTAGAACATATAGCGATAAAGTATGGAGATAATTATGTTACAAATTGCACCGAAAAAAATAAAAAGTAGAGCGGTTGCTGGACACAGTGCTTGGTGTGTAGATACACGCTCTGTCTTAGCTGGTGGCACACGTAAATTTTATGAGACACGCGAAGAAGCGCAGCGTGTTATTGACGCCCTTAATAAAGAAACCTCAAACCAAAACAAATCGTCTGAGGCTTGGAAGTGGACATGGGCGCAACTTGCTGAAACTTTTGTTGAGCACATCAAAAAAGAATACCGTGATGGCGAGCGCACAGAAAGTTACGTGAATGAAAAGATACGACACATCGATTGTGTTTTAGATTGTGTTGTTGATGGCAAACAAATTGCTGACATGCGTGTTGCGGATCTTACGAAAGGTATGGTTGCACACCAGGTAATGAACCAAATAAAAATCAATCGCACTGTTAAAACTGTTAAGAACATCTGTATCTCGATGAGCGTGTTGACTAAGTTTGGTATCTTAGAAGGTTGTCGTGAATCAAACGTATGGGTGCAGATCGAATTCAAAGGTGGCAAGTCTAGCAAAGGCAGAGACAAAGCACCGCTGATACAAAAAGAAATCATCGACAAGATTATTGATAACATGTGTCCACGTTGGCAGCTTATCACAAAGTTTGCAGCTAACACTGGTGTACGCCAGGGTGAACAACGCGCACTTACATGGGGTCAGGTTAATTTAGAAAAAGGTAGGATCCAGATAGATCGAGCTATCAAACACAAAACGATTACTGCTGATGATCCTAAAACAAAAGCTGGTAAAAGAATAATACCACTTACACACGAACTTAAAGCAGCATTACGAGAGTTGTATATTAAACAGGGTAGACCAAACGATCCTACTAGGCTGGTATTCGGTACTGAGTTCAATAGACCCATAACATCAGCAAAGTATCTCAAACGCATTACAGAGGCTTGCAGACGAGCTGGTGTCGAGCCTATCCGCTGGCATGACCTACGTCATTTCTATGCGTCTACAATTATGAAGGTATACAACATCAATGATGTTGAAGACATGCGTAAAGTAAAACAGTACATGGGGCATTCCAATATCCGTATCACTGATGATATTTACGGACATTGGCTTGCTGATGAAGATGATTACGATGAGGATGCAGATAAACTAAGTGCGGCTTTTTAAATCTTTTAAATAGTGTATCGGATGATTGCGTGTGTGTTGCACACGCAAATCCTCTTCTTGGTTATCATCTAGCAATGTTTTAATAATCGCTTTCAACGTCTTTTCGTTTGAAGGCGGTTTTATTTTTAAAGCACTTACAAGATCCTGACCACGCACATAAACAGTTTTACCGTCTGTTATTTTTTCTAATTTATATTTCTCTATCAAACGCCTGGTGCGTCTTACATCATTTATGTCAGTAGACTGAAACAAATACTGACTTGCTTGCTTTATTGTCATCAGTGCTTGTTCTGTCATTACATAAACCCTTTGCCCGGTTCTGGTTGCGGTGCTGCTTGCTCGAAACCTGATGACGTTTCTACTGCAGCTTCTGGCTGTTGATACTCTGGCTTAGACACATTGCCGACATATAAAGGTATCCTGGCTACTCTTGGAAACTCTTTAACATTTTCAACGCCACTCAAACGCTCATCAATGCTTATCTGTATTTGGAGCCCAGGATGCTGTGCGAGTTGTTCAAACAATTTTCTGCATACACTTATTTCTTCTGGTGTTGGCTTGTCATAACCAATGCCATCACGCCATTCTTGTTTAAATCCTAGCCACGCTGTAATTCTATATGTCTTGGCGGTATCAAGTGCGTTTTTAAACTTATAGTTACTTATTCCGAAATGCGGCATCTATTTTCCTTCTTGTATTTGTACTAATTTAACTTCATAGAACGCCTGTATTTCATTAGCCATTTCCTGGCTGTATTTTTTTATCGCTGTAAAATTATTGTAGTTTTCTTGGACAACTTTATCGAGCTGCCATGCTTCTTTGCATCGATCTAAAGCTGCAAGAATATCTTCTTTGTATTTTAGTTCTGCTGGCTCAGTGTTTTGCTCTTCTCGCACAGCTGCATCGTGCGCTGCTTCTGCAGCTGCTTTTATCTCATCGTCATTGGCAGCGCTTGCATCATCGTCAGTTTCCTCATCAGGCTCGATACCAGCAAGGCCAAGCAAACCATAGCGCTTGGCATATGTGGCAGCGGATCCCATGCCTTGCATACCTTTTTTATCAGGTGATAAATAAAACTTGCTTTGAAATTTGCCGCCAGATGTATGCTCAAATATTGTTTCTACAAAATCACCTAGTTCATCTCTGCCAGCACTTTGCACTAATGCAAAATTATTGTCGTTAAGAGCTGGTTTAATTGCTTTTATACAAGATTTTAAACTAGCGTATTTATTACCATAGTGCGGATTAGTGGCATCTTTGTGCGGTGTTTTCATTTTTGACTGCGCTGCTGCTAGTGCAGCTATTGCTTCTTTGTTGCTCATAGCATGTCCTTAATACGCTTATTCATTTTTTTTTCTTCCATCGTTTGTGCAACAGCTTTTATAAAATCAGCATATATTACGGCATATTTTGGACTTTGTGAGGTAAGTAAATAATCTTCTAATTTGTCACGAAGATTGACAACCTTTGTGAAACTATTTCTCTGTTCTTGGCTGTCCAACTCTTGTTCATAGTAATACAAACCAACGATTGCAGATACAATTTCATCATCATTTAAATTCATTCCATCCCCCATAATTTTCTAGCCTCGCGGATATACGCTGGGCTCTCTTGCCAAAAAATTGAATTCCAATCTGGTGATACCAGGCCAAGCAGCTCTTCTTTTGTTTGCGCTGCACGTAATATGTTTTCTGTGATCTTATGCTGCATTGCGATGTCTTCTACTACTTCATCTAGAAAGTTTGGATGCAGCTCTGGCGTGTTAGTTTGATCAAACACACGATAGTCAGTAGCGTTTGCGTAAACTAAGAAGGGTGGTTGTTTACCATTAAGAGCATAGAACCCAGCAACCTGGTAAACATTGTTCATATCAAACATGCCTGACAGCGATGAGGGTAGAGATCCTTTTGTCCAGGTGCGTTCACCTTTTTTGTTTTTTGTAGGTCTTGACCATTTAGTTTTCAGATCTCCACGCCTACCATAATCCGGCAATGTTAAGTGTGGCAGCTGGTTACCAGACAGTGGATCGAGCAAACGTTCTTCACCTATAATACGGTTGTCTCTTGCCATTGCTTCTTTAAGACCAATGACTGCGTTCTCTACAACGTCAGGTATTTCTTCTATGTATTTATCCAGGCGCTCTTTATCGTCAGCTTCTACGCTCTTGTCGTAGTTCTTAGGTATATATGAAGCTAAGTTCTTTTTAGCTATAAACTGCGCTTCTTGTAAGCTTAGTGTTTGTTCAGTTTCTTTTTCTGGTACAAGGCAAAGATCACAACCATCTTGCACAGCTTTGCCAGCAGCCATAGCAGCAGAACCGCGATTGTTTGTAAATATGTCTAACGTTAGTTGTGCGGCTTCTAAGTCTGCGCTGTACTCTTCTGCATTTGCTAATACTTTTTTTGCATTATCGACAGCTGGCCGGACATGCACTTTCTCAAAAAGTTTTTTAGCTCTGTCTCCAGATCTAGGATTACTGTGATGAAAATAGTGATGACGCCCAGCCCAATGTGGTGTGTCAAACGACATAATATATACCCCCTGATAGGGCTCTAAGTTAGGCGTTGTAACATTTTACGTCAACATAAAGAACGCAAAATAAGATAAAAAAATTTACAAAACGCACAGCAATACTTTATATCGCGTACGATAAAAAATTTAATACAGAATGTAGGTGTGTTAGCCAGTCTTGTTTGTTGATGGATTCATCGAAATGATATCACAACCACAATCGTTAGTGTGCTCACAAGCGCTATCGACTATTTCACAGGCGCGCAAATCTGGTCTGTGTATGACTTGTACTTGAGGTGTAGCCCATATTAATTTTACGTTTTCGTAAATTTTTCTTAATTTAGCTGCATGTATTGTATAGCGATTGCCAGGTGCTGGGTATAAAACGCCAGCACTTATTTGGCTTTCTCTACCAGCTAAGGTTTCTTGCGGTTCTGCAAACTTTACAACACTAACTTGTTGTATGCAGCGCTTGTCTACATAGTGATGCACGACTGGCTCTTTAAGCACAATCTGTATTGCGTTGTGCCAATCGTAGAAAAATCCTTCATATTCTTCATGGCATTCCCAAGTAAAAGCTGCAGTGTTTTCTATGTAGTAGTCTGGAATATATGCTTGTTTAGTTGTCTTTGACCCATAGTATGTACGGTGTATGCTATCATCTATGTCAATAAAGTTGTGACCTATTATGTCTAGCGGCGCAGAAACAAACATAATTTCTTGCGGTGTACACCCTAAAATTTTTGCATAATCAAGTGCGTCTTCAATATTTAAATTAATCTCGCCTTTCATATGTCGATTAAGAGTGTTTGGAGTTACACCTTTGCGATCTGAAATTTCTCTGCGCGTTAATTGGCTGGCGGTTACTTTCGCGGCTAAATTTGTAAGCATTATATCCTGTCTATTTTTTTTTCTTGTTGATCTAAACATATTTTGAACCTTATCTCATGCCATGACGGAAACCGTCAAGATCAATTATGTGTATCCGATGTTTACATATTATGTCAAATATTTTACATTTTGCGTATGACGTTGAACC